ATTCTCAGTATTGGGTGAAGTTACTAACATCTCATACTACTTTGACCCTTCGAGAACAGGAGCAACGTCACCTGTGGGAGAAAATTCTTTTATTGACGTTATCACAACTCCATTCCAAGGCACCTTCTCAGTATCTGAGATTGTTAGTGATACTGAATTTAGATTCCCATTACTTAAAGAGCCTGAGAAACAGAATGCTGAAGTTGGCACTGATGAATTTGATCAAGTCTATTCATTCTATTCAACTACTTCTACAAGAGCAGTTGGACCTATTAATACTATTAAATTAGTATCTCCAGGTGGTTTCTATCAGAAGTTACCTATCATTAGTGATATCGCATCCTTCAGACAGATTGAAAAGATTACAATTACTGATGGAGGTACTGAATATGCTCCAGGTGTTTACTATGATGTCCCTGTAGCTGGTGATGGTGAAGGTGGTAAAGCAACTATTACTGTTGAGTTTGATGCAGAAGTTGGATCAGGCACAATAACCAATGCTCAAGTAGCAGATGCAGGTAAAGGATATACTATTGCATCTATCGATATTGATTCAATTCCTGGCATCCTAGGCAACACTCTTGCTGGATCTGGTGGAGTTGTATCTGTTGTTATTCCTTCAGAAGGATCTGGTGCGTCTGTATTCTTAACAGGTACTAACATTGGTAAGATTAAGAGACTTAAGAATAATGAATTTGGTTTCGGTTATTCACATGACTATACTCTAAAACCAGAGATTACATTCCCTGTTAACTTACAATTATTCAATACTTCAATACTAAGTCAAATCAAGATAACTGATCCAGGTTCTGGATATACTTCAACTCCTGCTGTTGTAATAGAAGGTGGTGGAGGATCTGGTGCAGAGGCAGAAGCGATTGTTAAGAATAATCGTCTTAGTGAGATTACAATTAAGAATAGTGGTGCTGGATATTCATCAGAACCAACGGTTACTCTAAAATCAGAATTTAACTACGTTGTTAACTTAGACCTCAACTATCTACAGTTTAACTTCCCACATGGTATAACCACTGGTGCAGAAGTCCAATTCCGTGCTGATACTATTGGATCAACAGAAGGTGAATTACCAAAACCAAGTACTGCAGGTTTAACCAGTTTGGTTGAAACTCAGACCTATTATGCTATTGCTGGTGATGCAGCTGGTTTGGAATCTGATCAATTAAGATTTGGTCTTACTCAAGCATCTGCATTAGCAGGATCTTTCATTACATTCTTGACTCAAGGATCTGGTAGACAGACACTTTTAACTGAGGTATTTGGTGGTAGAGCAATTGCTGTTATTGAAACTTCTCGTTTCCTTGAAGGAGAAGGAGTATTCCAAGGATCTACTATTGAGACTTCTACTGCACAAGGTAAGGTATCTACTAACACTGGTTGGCAGATCGGTCCTAAAATTCTTAAGGTAGTTGATTACACTGGTGAGTGGGCTGCTGGTGAGAAGGTAACTGGTGAGATATCCAAGGCATCTGGTATCATCGATAACTTCTCTATTGCTCGTGGTGTGCTGAATATCGGCTCCCTAACGAAGACACCAGGCCGATTTATTGATGACGTTGGTAAACCTTCTGAGATTGTCCAAAAAATTCAGGATAGTTTCTTCTATCAAAACTTCTCATATGTTATTAAATCTGAGATTCCTATTACTGAGTGGAAGACACAAGTATTAGAAAATAACCATCCTGCTGGTTTCAACATGTTTGGTCAGTTACAACTGACTGGTGGTAAGGACGTATCTGGTCGTAAGATTGGTACTGAGTTTACTAAACAGGTTAATATCAACAACTATAGTAATGTTAACCAGATCACATCATTCGGTGCTGCACAACCAATTTATACCGATTATAACAACACTGAGGTTCTCTTCCGTAAGAAACGTTTAACATCTTCTGAGGAAATCCTAACTTCTATTGTTAAGAAACTAGATGATATCTCTGGTGACTTTGATGGTATCAAGAAACAATTCCCAGTTACTGTAGAAGGACAAACTGTAATTATTAAAGACAACCAGTTGATGATTACACTTAACGGTGTTATTCAGTCTCCTGGTGAATCTTATCAAGTTGTTGGTGGTAACTTAGTATTTGCTGAGCCACCTAAACCACCTTCTAAGGTTAACTATAGAACTATCGGAGTTACACCTACTACCATTTACAGAATTGCACTTTATGATTCTGGTGGTAGCAACAACTATGGTATATTCCCAACTCTAGGTCAACAGGTACAAGGACAACAGTCTAACTGTATTGGTACTGTTATTGATTCAGGTACTAACCATATTGACGTTATTAATTTAACTTCTACCTTTGATCTTAATGAGCAGATCAAGAGAGGTGAATTATTTGCTGCTTTAGTACAATCAGTTACTCCACTTAATAGTCCTACCATATTTGAGTTTGGTGAAGCAATGACCAACCTTGATGGTGACACTGCTTATGTTGAAGAGACAAATATCGATAGTAGTGGTAATGTAACCGATAGATTGGTTGTAAGTAAGACTTCAGGTACTCCTAGGTTTGAAACTGGTATCTTTGACTTTAGACTTAACGAATACGTTTATTCTGCCTCATCTAAGATCGCAGGTCAGATTACATTCATTCAACCTTATACAGATCCTGTTAATGGTGAAGTTGTTGATGAATTGATCATTAACGCTGGATCTACTTTCTTCGGATTACTATTTGAGCGTTTAGTTAGTCTATCTAACCCTAACGTGATATTAGATGATATTTCACAGTCTTCTATTACTCCAACAGAGCTTTATAACTCTGACAACAGAATTAATGCTGACTTCCTAGATTTTGAGCAAGTAAGGACTACAGAGGTTACTTATTCACAATTAACTGGTGGTACTCTTACTGATGGAATGATTATCCGTAATAAGAAGGCATTTTACGGAAATCCAGTTTCTACCTTCCATACAATTGCTGCAAACAGATTCCTTGATGCAAAACGCACTATTCTGAATAATAAGCAAGAAATTATCGATTTTGCAGAAGCAAGTATTGCAATTGACTATCCAGACTACTATTTCCCATCTGACGTTATTACTAACTCTTGGAGTCGTTTTAAGGATGCTTACAGGATGATTCAGAAGAATAAGGCAATGATTGCTGGAATGGCGTTTGATGACATGAAAACCCAGTATCCATCTTCTTCTATTCCTTCAGATGCAAAATGTAAGAGAGATCTCGAATATTTAATTGATGCAATCTCTATTGACATCTATGCAGGTGGAAACCGCTATACTCGTAAATTTACACAGCAATACTTTACAGATGCTGGAGTATTCGTTTATGTTGATGGTGAAAAAGCAGAAACACGTTTTGCTTACGAAAAAGCAAGAGATAGGATGAATGCAGCAATTGCAAACCAATATTCAGGTACAATTAACGCTGTTAACTCTGGTGACTCTTGGACTGCATATCAAGACCTTACAATTACTGCTGACCCAAATCCAGGTGGAAACTATGGATCTACTGGTTCTAATACTGATAATACTGATGCTGCAAACTGCACAGACGTACAAGCTGCAATTACAACGTTACATGAGTTTTTAGATGAAGCATTGAATAATTCAAGTCTAAATGACTTACCTACTGAAACTTCTGGTACATACTCACTTCATCAAGAGAAATGTCGTCGTGACCTTGGATACTTCATTGATGCTATCGCTTCCGATGTTGGATCTGGTGGTAACTATCAGGTTGTTGAATTTACTAAAAAATTCTTTAATGAAGATGGCACACCTCTAACTAACGGTATTGTTGGTGAAGAAGCAGAAGCAGTCCATGCATTTACATCTGCTGGTACATTGATGTATAGAGCAATCAATAACCTAATGTATTGGAAGGATCTTAGTGGGGTTGGATATAACCTTAATGATCCTACTACTTACTCTGGTGGTGTTGCTCCTGCTAATCGTTACGATGCTAACTATGCATCTGGTAATAATCAGGATGTTAACAACTGTGCTAACGTTAAGTCTTATATTGATACTCTAAAAGCGATTGCTACCACTGCAATGACAGCAGGTAACTTAACTAACGTTAATGCTCTTGCATCTATTACAGACGGCACATTCCAAGCAAATGAGACTATTAGGACAACTAAGATTGGTTATAAGGATAAGTCAACTGGTTTATTCATAACAGGCGATCAAATCAAAGGTATGACATCTGGTGCAGTATTTGCTGCAATCGGAGCTAATGCTGGTCTTAAGTGGTTATTTGCTGGTCCTATTTCTGGATCATTCATAGCAGACGAATATATCACTAATTCTACTCTAACTGCAACAAATTGCACTCAAAGTGTTATTGTTAAAAAAGCAGAATTGAGTGGAACTAAATCTGTTTATATTCCTTCAAATGGAGCATTAAGTGCACCTCCATCTAATGATTACGCTTTTGGTACTGGAGACTTTACTGTTGAAGGTTGGATCCGTCCTGCTGTAAATACAACAACTCAAGTCTTATTCGACTTCCGTCGTTTGAGTGCTGCCACAGGATTGGTAATTAAGCAAGAAGCACAAGCAATTAAGATCTATAACGGTACTACATTGATGGTATCCAGTGGTAACGTAGTTACAACAACTGGTACTTGGATGCATATCGCTGCTGTTAGATCTTCTAATATTACTCAGTTATATGTTAATGGTGCTCAAATTGGTGGTAACTACACTGATAACGCTGATTATGTATATGCTGGATTGTATATTGGTCAGGACTTTAACGGTGCTAATAATTGGTCAGGACACATGGACAACGTTGTTGTCAAGAAAGGTGAAGCTAATTACTCAACTGGATTTACTGCACCTACTCAAGTAGATTATAATGATGCTAATATTGTATTTGGTCTTGATGGTGAAGCACCATTTATAATTTCTACTGAGGAAGTATATGCCAAGTATAGTGGACAAAGATCCTCATCAGCAACTTCCAAGTCTATTGATTATGCAGGGTTGGCAATTATTTCTGAGGATGTTGATCTAGGTCGTCAGGAGTATAGAGACTGTGCTGACATCATTGACCTTAACGGTGCTTATATTGCTGAGGAAGCAGTAGGTAGAATGAAGGCAGCATTTAGTGACTTTGTTGTCCGTGGGGATATACCTGGTCAAAATGTTTATGGTGGCACAGATACATGTATCAGAGATACTAAGGATTATATCCTTGGTGCTATGGTTAAAGACTTAAGAGAAGGTGGTAACTATCATACAATCTATACTGCAAGAACTTATTTAACGGTTAGTGGTAAATTAGATCATATTGGAGATGAAATTCTACAATCACTTTATACTTGGAATCAGGTAGCAGTTTTAGCTAAAGAAGTAATTACATCTGTTAGCACAGATCTATCAGGTACCTATAGTACTAGATTGAGAATACCTAACAACTTCTCATCTCCTGCATCAGCACCAATACTAGCAGAGCTTGATACTCTTAATGAAGATCTTCTTAAGGTTATTGCTCCTAATGATCAGAGATTTAGAGAAGGTGGATATCAACTCTGGAAGAATAGAGATTATATTGCTGAAGAAGTTGCTGGTTATATTCAAGATAAGTATCAAGCAACCATTGATGGTGTTGCTTATGACTTCCTTGAAATGCCTGGATATGGTCAACCATATTGTGAAAGAGATATCAAGCAATTTATAATTCCTGCTGTAATTGGTGACCTTGTAACTGGTGGTACATCAGCAGTGCAAACTGTTATAGACAATTATCTTGATAGTCAAGATAACGTCCTCCATGTTGAGCATGAGTTGTCAGCATTGAATGAAGCATTTGATTACACTAAGATGCTTTCTATGAAGGCAATTAATAACCTTCTAATGTCTCCTGGTGAAGTTGCTTCTGGACTATTGGATAATGATGGTGCTGCTCTTGGTGCACCTGGATGGGCACAAGAAGAGTATTACACTCCTCTATTCACTACTCAATCTGCATATAGAGATTCCACTATTGTTATCGATACAGAAGGTTATCCTAACAATGAAGAGAGAGCAAATAACGATAGGTATCTTGATGCTGCTGATATGATTGATAGGAATAAAGCAGTTATCGCTAAGGAAGTAGTCAGCACAATGAATGACCTTTCTAAGTATGAAAATCTAGCAATTCCTGGTGGTCACGTTAACTGTGAAGATGATGTCTTAGACATGATTGACGCAATGGTGCATGACATTCGTTTAAATTGTAATGAGAAGGTATGGGATGCTGCTAATCTATATGTTGAGCCAGAAAATAATTCACTTAAGCATATTGAAAGTGAGTGGGAAGCATCTATAACTGTAGTTAAGATTCTAAGAGATATCTTGACTATGACAATGCGTAATGCATTTGGTAGAGATTATGATCTAGATGAAAGTCAACAGACAAAACCAGTACAAAGTTATAATCAGAATCCTAAAGACAATCTATTTGCTACTTGTGGTGATGCTATTGATGGAAACATTAGATACATTGCAGAGCAAGCAGTTGCTGCTGGTTTATTACAATATCCAAACCTAGCGATTCCTGGTGGTCCTGTTAACTGTGTGCATGACGTTACTGACATATTGAGAGCGATGATATTCAACCTCAAGAATGGTGGTACTAACTTCCTTCAGTATGCATCTGAATTCTATACAACTTACTCTGGTAACTTAGATCACGTTACTAATGCTCCTACTGAGACTAACTTCATTATTAATAAAGCAAAAGAATTTGCAATCCGTGCAATGAAAGGACAGGTAATCAGTAATGATGCTGGTTGGACTGTAGATCAGAGATACTATGATGCTGTCCCAAGACCTGTTACTTCACTGTATAATGCTGACGAGAATGGACTAATCCAAGCTCAAGCTAATAATATTATTACCAGATCATTTGTAGCTGGTGAAGATAAGATCTCCACAACTGATACTGGCACTGGCATAGTACCTGCTGAAGATGCTGTATTCCGTTGTATTGCTAAATTGCCAACTAATCCTATTGATGGTGTCATCTGGGAAGCAGGTGGTAGTGGTGCTGGTGCATACTTAGGTATTAGAGATAATGGCACATATTTAAGACTTCGTGCTGGTACTGGTGCTAACGCATATGCTGGTGGTGCTGGACATTCTGAAAGTGGAATGGCAATGCTTGACCTAACAATTGCAAGTCTATCAACATACTTTGATGGTGGCGATCATGAATTGGTATGGCAGATTACTGTTGGTGGTAATATTGCTGCTGGTAAGGGTGCAGTGAGACTTTGGATCGATGGTGTCCAAGTTGGTTTTGCTGAAACTGTTGGTGCTGGATATACAGGTCTTTATGCTAGTCCTGGAATATGGGCTGGGTCAAACAATTCTGGTTATGGTGTCCAAGGTGGTACTTCTATCTGTGCTGGTGAGCCTTCTACCATTAATACATTTACTGTTAATGTTGGTCCTGCTCCTACTATCAAATACGACGTTAATACTGCTGCATATGATTCAAGCACTGGTGACCTAATATTAGATGTTGGTGGACACAATCATACAGAAGGCACATTCCTTAAATTGGTAGCCAATTCTATTAACTTTACATGTAATATGGATGGTAATGCTTCAACGCATTCTTATCCTAGATCTGGTGATCCTGCGGGTAACACTGCTGTAGAAGTATTAGAAACTTTTGCTACTGAGTATCAAGCAACTGGTGCTGTTTACACACCATCTTCAGGTATTATGAAGTTGACTATTCCTAGTCATGGAATGTCAAACCATTCAGTGCATACTGCTACAGATTCTGTTTATGATCCTAATACAGGTGTCCTTCAAATAACTGTTGATGATCATGGATTTAAAACAGGTGAGCAAGTAAGAATTGAGAATGGATCTTTAATCTTTACTTGTGCACAAGATAATCATGCATCTAAGCATGGATATCCAAGACAGAAAGATCCTGCTGCGGATCAGTGGTTATTAATTGAATCTGTTGTAAGTAAGGATATATTTACTGTCAATGTTGGATCAACACCTAAAGTTGAGTATGATGTTTCTAATGCCATTTACGATCAGAATACTGGCGATATGGAAATCAAGATCGGTCAACATCGTTTTGTTGGATCTGATACTCATGTTGCATCTCATGCTGAATATCATGCTGACACAGGTCATCTAAAATTAACTGTAGCAAATCATAATGTCACCACAGGTGATCAGATTCAGATCATGGAAAACTCCATGACATTTACTTGCTCAATGGATAACCATTACACTAACCATGTTTATCCTAGGACTTCTGATCCTGCTACACGTCAGTGGTTAGATGTTGTTGAGTCTGATATTGAAGGTGGCACATTTACTGTTAACGTAGGTCAATCTCCAATTAAAGGTTTCACACCTACTGCTGCTACATTTAACTCTACTACTGGTGCTCTAACATTAACAATTGGATCTCACACCCTAGCAGTTGGCACAAATATTAAACTTGCACAGGAATCATTAACATTTACCTGTGACATGGATGACCATGCTACAAACCATAGTTATCCTAGAGATAAAGATCCAATTCATAATGAGCCTCTTGCTATTCTTGCTGTTACTTCAGATTCTATTACTGTTAACGTAGGTACAACACCAACTGTTAACTATAGCGTTTTGAATGCTGCATTTAATGCTGCTGATGGACACTTAAGTTTAGTGCTTGATAGAAAACACTCATTCCGTCAGTCCACTATTCATAGTATTACTGATGGTGAGTTTGACGGTCAAACTGGTTTGATGAGAGTGACCGTTGCTGATCATGGATTCTCTAATGGTGATTACGTTAAGATTGCTGATGGTGGAATAACATTCACCTGCTCAATGGACAACCATGCAACAACTCATGCTTATCCTAGATCATCTGATCAGATGAGTGGTAAGTGGATGGATGTTAGAAATTCTTCTAAAGATTCATTTGATGTATTTGTAGGTAGGACACCTGCTATCCCATTCACTATTGGTGCTGCTACATTCGATCCTACTACTGGTTTGATGGTTGCTACTATTGGTAATCATAACCTTAAGGTTGGTCACAGTGTAAGGTTAGCGAAGGAATCTGTTGTATTCACTTGCTACTTGGATGCTCATAATACTACACATGCTTATCCAAGATCTAATGGTAATGATCCATTCTACAACAAACCAATTGAGATTCAAGCTGTAACAGATACCACAATAACTCTTAAAGTTGCTAACACGGTACCTATTACAGATCAGAGTGCTCATATTTTCATTCCTAATTCTGGAATGACACCAACAAACGTTAATCATAATCCTACAACAGGTGTTATGACAATTACCGTTGTTGGTCATGGTATGGAAAATGGCGATATGATTAAGATTCAGGATAATGGAATAGTACTTACTTGTGCATTAGATGATCATCAAACTACACATGCATATCCACGTCCTTCTGATCCTGCTTCAGCATCATGGTTAAAGATTTCGGGTGTAACTGCTGACACATTTGATGTCCAAGTACTTGGAGGAAATGCTCCACAAAGTGATACTTCTATACACCTATTCTCAAGTGCTATTGGCAACTGTATTACTAGAGCATCTGTTGTAAGTGGTGGTATTTACGATCATACTTACTCAACTTCTACTGTTGATTGTTTACGTCATGCTGGTGATACCATCAGATTGGCAGATGATTCATTAACATTTAGATGTGATGAAGATGGTCAAGCAAGCGATCATACTTATCCAAGAGCAGCTACAACATCTGTAACACCTACTGAGGTAACTTACGATCCTAATATAGGACATATTAAGTTTACTGTTGCTGGTCATAATTTCTTACCTTACTCATATGTCAAGATTGCAGATAATTCTTTGACATTTACATGTAAGAAAGATAATGATGCAACTGACCACACATATCCAAGATCTACTGACCCTATAAGTGGTAAGTGGATGATGATTCATGATGTAACAACCGATACATTTACTGTTGAAGTATTGGATGTTATTCCATCTACAAATACTACAGTCCATTCAATTAGTAATATTGCTGCAAACTGTATTACACACAAGAAGGATTACTTCTATGATGCTCCTATTCCTATTCATGAATTAGATAAGACAGATCATACTCCTACAAATATCAGTTACAATCCTACTGGTGGTTGGATGCAAGTTACTATGACTAATAGTTTCTCTGATGCAACATCAATGACACCAACTGGTGCTACATTCTATCCTGCTACAGGTACTATGAAAATTGATCTTAGTGGTCATAGTGTTAAGAATGGAGATATGATACTCATCAATGAGGGAGCATTTACATTCCGTTGTGATGAAGATGGTCAATCATCTGACCATCCATATCCTAGATCATCAGATCCTGCAAGTAATAAATGGTTGAAGGCATTTAATGTTGGTGGTAATTCATTCGATGTTAACGTTGGTAACTTTATGGGTGAAGGTGCTATTTCTAACACCACAACTCACGTTTGCACAAGCATAGCTTCTAATCAAGTTTTCAAGGCAAATGACTTTGTGATGTTTGATGAAAATGCAATCACATTCCAGTGCACTAAAGATCAGAATGCTACTAACCACACATATCCTAGAAGGACAGATCCTACATTTGGTAAGTGGTTACCTATTGCTAATGTAACTAATACTAGTTTCACTGTTTGGGTTGGTAAGTCTGGTGTTAATGATGTTTACGATCATACCTTCGTATCAGTTGCATCTAATAGTCTTAAGAGACAAACTGGCACTATTACATTAGATGTTGGTAATGGTCTTATTTCAAACAATACAACTCATGTATTCCAGAGTGCTTCTCCTAATGCTGTAATATCTGGTGGTGCTTATAACCATACATTCGTACCATCAACTCAAGCATACACACCTACAGGTGCTAACTATAATCCAGTTACAGGTGTGATGACTCTTACTATTAAGAATCATGGATTCTTAGATGGAGAGAGTATTAAGATTAATACTAATTCATTGGTATTCACATGTCTACAAGATAGTAATGGATCTGATCACCCATATCCAAGGTCTACTGACCCTGTTGCGAATAAGTGGTTAACCATTTCTAATTGCACAAATGATACATTTGATGTCCAAGTATTAGATACTATCCCATCAACCAACGTAACTCTTCATACATTTAAGAGTGCACTTACAGGTGCTGTTACTAGAGCAACTGTTGCAACTGGTGGTAACTACAAGCATAAGTTTGTTGCTCCTGCACAACTTACTCCAACTAACGCTGCATACACTCCATCAACAGGTCTAATGACACTTACTGTTGCCAATCATGGTCTTAAGAATGGTAGCAGAGTTAAGGTAGAAGATGGATTCGTAACGTTTACTTGCACACAAGATAGTAATCAATCTAATCATTCATATCCTAGGGCATCTGACCCATATAGTGATGAGTGGATGACAGTTAAGAATGTAACTAAGGATACATTTACTATCCAAGTATTATTCAATATACCTTCTAGCAATACTACAACTCACACATTTGTTTCTGCTAGACCTCAGAGTATAACTGTTGCTACCTTAATGAAGGGTAATGATAGTGTTAAACTTGCAGCAGACGGATTCTCATTCAAATGTGCTAAGGATGGTAATGCTACTATCCATACTTACCCAAGAGCAACTGATCCTGCATATGAAAATTCACTTAGAATCATCGATGATGGTGTAACAAGACATACTCCAACTGCTGCTAGTTACACACCATCTACAGGTGTATTATCAATGACAGTATCCAAGCATGGATTCTCAAATGGAGACTATATTCAGATTGAGGATTATGCTTTAGATATGTCTTGTGACATGGATAATGATTCCAGCACTCATGCATATCCTAGAGGCACAGATCCTATCAGTAATAAGTGGGTACAAATTTCTAACGTATCTACAGATGGATTCGATGTTAACGTAGGCACAACTGCTGCTGTTAACTACACTCCAACAGATGCAGATTATACACCTACTACAGGTGAGATGGAAGTTACTATTGGCACTCACCCACTTAAGGTTGGTCAAAGTATCCAGATTGCTACAGGTGGTATAACCTTAGAATGTAGTCAAGACAGTTATGGATCTACTCATGCATATCCAAGAAGTACCGTTGATACGTTTACTCCAACAAATGCTGTATATGATGGACCATCTGGTTACTTAACAATCACTTCTAGTGCTCATGGATTAGATGAAGGATCACTTGTTAAGATTGATGACAATGCAATAACATTGCGTTGCACAATGGACGGAAGTATTAGTGATAAGACTTATCCTAGATCTACTGATCCTGTTAGTGGTAAGTGGAAACCTATCGAGTATATCGATGCTAACACATATAAGATCTTTGTTGGTAAATCTGAGTTTAGAAGTTTCGATCCTCAGAATGTAGATTACAATCCTTCTACAGGTGTAATGGTAATTACTGTTGGTCCTGACCACGGTATTACAACTGCTCACAGTGTATACATTAACCACAAGTCAATGTGTTTCACTTGTGGATTAGATTCTTATAATACTGACCACTTCTATCCTCGTGCAAACGGAGAGAGTGGAGCATCAGGTGACGATCCAGCATATCAAGATGCTGTTGATGTTACTGCTGTTAGTGATAGCACCATAACTGTTAACGTTGGTGTTTCTTCTAACACAACAACTCATGTATTTAAACCTGCTGTAGGTAAGACACCAACTGCAATTACATATAGTCCTAATACTGGATTGATGACTGTGACCATTGCTGGTCATGGTATGACAGACGGTGAGCAAGTTATGTTTGAAGAGCACTCATTGATCTTCACATGTGCTAAAGATGATCATGCAACTGAGCATGCTTATCCTAGACCAACTGATCCATTTGCTAATAAGTTCTTAACTATTGATAACGTAACTAACGATACATTCAGAGTTAACGTTGGTATTTCATCTAATACATCTTCTCATACATTTAAGAGAGCAAAGGTTGCTGCTGTTAAGAGAGGCACAATTAGATCTGGTGGATCATTTACTCATAGTTTCCAATCATTTGCTAATAACGGTCTTTCTGCTAAGAGAGATAGAGCATACGATCATGCTCTTGAAATTATGAAGGTTGGTCATGCTAAGTATTCAGCAACTGGTGCTGCTTATAATCCTACTACTGGTATATTAACACTTACAGTTGCTAACAACCCATTTGCAAATGGTGATCATGTAAGAATTGCTGACGATTCATTGGTCATGACTTGTGACATGGATAATAATGGATCTAATCATTCTTATCCAAGAGCAACAGACCCAGCTTCGGGTAAGTGGTTAGAAATCTCAGGTGTATCTGGTAATGACTTCAATGTTAATGTTGGTACTACACCTCGTGCTAACTACCTAGTTTCTGCTGCAACATATGAGCCTACTACAGGTGTCATGACAATGACTATTGGTGCTCACAGTTATAATGCTGGTGAGTCGGTATACATTGAAGATCAATCATTAGTATTCAAGTGTGCTGCTGACAACTACGGTAGTGAGCATAAGTATCCTCGTGCTAACGGTGAAGATGGTGCTACTGGTGACGATCCATATTACAACACTAAAGTACCTATTACTGCTGTTACTGCTGACACTATAACAGTCAACGTTGGTATATCTTCTAACACTACTGCACATCAGTTTGTAAGATCTGAAAATGCATTTACTCCATCTACAGCTTCTTACGTTCCAGGCACAGGAGTATTAACACTAACTCTTTCTGGTCATCCATTTGAGAATGGTGATAAGATTCAATTGATGAATGAGTCTATAGTATTCCAATGTCAGCAAGATGCTTATGGAAGTGATCATGCTTATCCAAGAGCACAAGATCCTGCTGCGAATGATTGGTTAACAATCTCTAATAAGACTTCTACTACATTTGATGTTAACGTTGGAGTTTCTTCCAACACTACAACACACCAGTTTGCTTCTGCTGTAACAGGTGCAATCATTCGTGGTACAATCAGAGGTGGTGGTGAATATACACACGCATTTGTCTCTGCTGTTGCTGATGGATTGGAGAAGAAGAATTCTACAATTACGGTAAACGTTGGGTCAACTGTTGCTGGTAATCACACACATAGATTTGCTTCTGCTACATCTGGTGCTATTACTGCTGGTGGTAATCATACTCACGCATTCGAGACATTCAAGAATAACTCTCTACACAGACAGAGTGGTTGGATTACAGTTAACGTTGGCATCGCTGCTACTGCTGATCTATACGATCATACCTACTATACTTCTTTAGCTGGTGCTGTTATAGGTGGTGGTAATTATCAACACACCTTTATATCCGCTAAGACTGATGGTATATGGAAATCAAATGATTACATTTACATTAAGGATCATGCCTTAGGTTTCACATGTGATCTTGATAATTATCGCACAACTCACCTCTATCCTAGAGCAACTGATCATGCAAGTAATGAATGGTTAGCAGTATCTAACGTTGTTGGTGACACATTTGATGTCCAAGTACTTAAAGGTGTCCCATCATCCTTCTTAGGATCACATACATTTGCATCTTGTGACCAGAAAGGTATTAGAATACAGAATGGTAAGATTAGAATTAACGTTGGTGTATCACCTGCTGGTAAGACATATCAACATACATTTGTTAGTGCTAACTCTGGATGTCTAATACAGGGTGGTAATTATAAGCATAATTTCGTAAGTGCACTCTCCAATTCTATTAACGTAGTTAATGATGGTACTCAACTTACACCTACTGATGCATACTATGAGCCAACTACAGGTCAGTTAACCTTAACAGTTGCTGGTCATAGTTTACGCACAGATGATGCTATAACGATTGATACTGATTCATTAACATTCACATGTAGTCAGGATAGTAATTCTACTAACCACACATATCCTCGTGTAACAGATTATGCTGACGGTAAGATATTACCTGTCCAGTCTGTATTGTCTTATGCTTATCCATTAAAGACAGATTTAGATTACTATCGTGCACGTAGAGTTGATCCAGCTTATACAGGTAATGAAGGTGCTTCTGTTGAATCTGAGATTGGCACATTGATGCAATTGGTTACAGACGCTATTACAAGTCCTAATACCATAGCAACTAGAGGGTATACAATGCCAATCATATGGCCTGTTAAATACACTCCTGACACTGTTAATAGAGATCTAACTGTAACTTATGATTCTGATGCAGGTGGTCAAGATGATCAAGGTACATGGAATCAAACTTGTGCTGAAACTGCATCTGCTATCAACACATTAGCAGACATCTTTATTGAGACTATCGATAAAGCAGCAAATACACAAACAAATCACCTCGTTACAATAACCAAAACATATCCATACAATAGTAACGATGCTTATCAGTCAGGTACTTGCTATAACGTAACATCTGCTCTTGATACATTGTATGAGTTGATGACTGATGCACTTGGTGGTGGAATGAGTAATAGTAAGATGATTGCTGATATGCTTCTCTTTAATCAGCAAGCAATTACACTTAGAGCATTTACTGAGACACAGGGTAGTTACCCAACCACTAACTTAACTATTGACTTTGCTGAAGCGGTACTCAAAGCAGTGCGTTATGACTTAGTAACTGGTGGTAATGCTGGAGCATTTAAACTTTCACAAACATGGTTTGATGGAGAAGGCAACTTTATAGCATTTACTAATGTTACTAGGACTCATATATTATTCTGCTTAACTAAGATACGTGAATTTACAAAGAGTATATTATACGAACCTGATCATGTAGGTTGGGATCCATATGCTGTTTATATCCACCAAGACCTTGAGTGGAATAAGGAAGCTGCTGAGTTTATGATTGATTCTTCACTCAACCCACTTGAGTTTGCTTTAGAAATGTCAACCTTCCCAACTGAAGCAAGGGTAACATTTGTTGCATCTACTGATGCTACAAACAGACTCACTAAGAATGAGATGGGTATTGACTATAATACTGATCCTGATCTAGTAAGTTTAACTCCAGAAGTTGATGTAGGTTATGATCGTGCAGAGTATAGAATTAGAATTGAGCGTCCTAATAACTTCCGTCGTGGTGATGTATTATCATACATTCCTGCTTCTGAAACTTCACTAACTGGTCTTGCAGGTCAAGCATACTTCTATTGCTTAACTGGTACTGCAGAGTGGTTTGAAGTTGGTGCTTCTTATATTCATGATGGTAGATTTAGACTTCTACAAGTAGATAAGTCTAACTCTGGATCTCAGATATTCTCGGTAGAAAGAAGAAGTGGGGTAGCAAGGACTGCTCCTACATATGGAGTTGATACTTCAGAATGTCCAATACAAGGTGGATTTAACGCTGCTGATGTTGTATATGGATCCACATCTAATGCTAACGCTGAGGTTGGTACTGTCCTAGCGAATGAAGGTGAAATTTACAAACTCTTCACCCACTATGAAACTGTTGCTGCTCAGACAACTCCTGGCACCTACGATATGTTGATCAATGGTGAAGAAGCACAGGTACAGAATGCAGCTGCTAATAAAGGATCTGTATTACAAACAGTTACACCTGATAGTGAAACTGGCGTATCATTCTTGAGACTCCACACTGTTGCTGGTACAATTTCAACAGCAGATGTCCTAATAGGTGCTACTAGTGGAAAGAGTCATACTGTAGGTAATATAACTGATAGATTCCTAATCAACGTTAAGAATGGATCATTTGCCTCAGGAGATTGGTTCTTCAGTAAGGTTGGATCTGTTGAAGCATACATGGATGACTATATTAGTAAGTCTGGATCTCTTACAGGTAATGACGGTGGTAGAATTACAATTGATGTAGAAACTATCGAGAGTCAATGGATACCAGGTGATGTTATATACGGTAGTATTACTGATTACATCTTAGAAGTTAAAGGTATCAGTGGCACACAAATTCAACTTAATCAATGGTTGCATGGTACACGAGTTCTAGAGTTAGATTTAGGTGTAGCAATTATTGACACAGGTGTTTCCGATACATTTAATATTGGTGATGAAGTAACCCTCTTACAAGGTACAACACAGAAGAATCCTGGATTCACTGCTGTAGTGACCAAGTATATTAACGATCCTGATACTTCTACTCACAAACTCTGGATTGCTAACTTAGTTGACGTGGGTCTTGGTGCTCCTTTAACAGATCTAACACAAGCTGGTAATCACATTGGTAAGGTAGAATTAGGATCTAACTTCCCAACAATATATGCTGGCGTTAGCACTTATACTGAAACTGGATATACATCTTACGCTAAGGTTGTTGCAATTCAGCAACAAGGTATTACAGCTACTATCTGGGTTGAATCTGCTAATGGCATATTCGTTGATAACATGTCACTTAAGTCTGACTTTAATTGGGGTGGAGGTGTTACATCTGCTCGCACACTAGAAGGACGTGTTGATCGTTACTTCCGTGGATTTGATGGCACTCAAACAATATTTGATCTAACTGTATCAAATGGTGAAGCATACTTCCCAGATCCTGCTGGACACCTACTTACATTTGTAAATGGTATCCTACAACCTCCAGGTGGTAACTTCTCATACGTTGCATTCTCAGATAAGATACAATTCTCTGAAGCACCTGATATTGGATCTGAGTTTATCGGATACTATGTTGGTAAGTTACGTCAGTTAGATGACATATCATTTGAGTTTGATTCATTGAAATCTTCCTTTAACCTCAAGCGTGGTGGATTATTCTACTCCTTGACACTAACTGAAGGTGTTTCTTCTAACACTATACGTCCTGAAAATAACATTATTGTTTCACTCAATGGTGTTATACAGGAACCAGGAGTTGCATATGAGATCGTTGGATCACGTATCATCTTCGCTGAAGTCCCACGTGCGGGAGCAACATTTGTTGGATTCTCATACATTGGATCTGATGCTGACGTTATCGCAGCAACCGTTGTCCCACCAATTGAAGCTGGTGATAAACTGGCAATCGAGGGTGAAGAATTTAATCGTGAAGTTGCTCTAATTGAGTCTTCCAACTCCTTGATTACGTTTGAATATACAGGATCTATTAAAGGTAGAAATGCTGCTGCTATTGCCTCTATAACTTCTGGTCAGATTATTGGTGCAACACTAACCAATCCTGGAGATGGTTACACATCACGTCCTAACGTTGACGTTATCTCTTCCTCTGGATTTGATTCTCGCATCAAGGCATTGATGGGTATTACAAGAATCGATGTTAAGACAACTGGTATTGGTTACTCATCACCTGCTGTTGCAATCGATAATGAAGTCCCAGATGATTGGACACCTCCTGTTGGTGGTCCTATTAACGGTGGATTTGACGTGCTCGCAGGCGAAGGTCCTGGTAACGAAGAAGGCGGTGGTGGAGGAATTACTCCTGGCACAATTGCAATCACTCAGGATCCAGTTAACGTAACTGTTAACCAAGGTCAGACTGCTGCATTCACAGTTGTCTCCACTGTAACTAATGATCAAACAATGAATTATCAGTGGCAGAAGAAAGAGTATGGCACACAGACTTGGGGCAACATTATCGGTGCTAACCAGTCAACATACAATACAAATAACACCGCACAAGCAGATGATGGTGACGAATATAGAGTCGCAATTACTGCTGCTGGTGCAACTCCAGTTTATTCATTATCCGCTATCCTAAGCGTCCAGACAGGTGCTACTGTAATCAGTAACTTCACACCTAATCTGATCTTTGACGACATCTAAATAAAAGTAAAACAATGGCAGCAACCGCCACCTATAATAACGCAACTAAAGTAGTTACAGTAGCATCGACTTTGCTCCCTGCTCCTGTACTTACTGGTACGTTTCCTAACGATAATAACCCTAATACTATTCAGGAGAAGGATTTCGATCATGACTTCTTATACCGTGGAGGAACATTTGGAATTGCTCGCACATTTGATAGTAATGGATATACGCATGACGGATACGTTAAACGAATTACTATCTCAGTAAATGATCTGACTCTTTTTACTGGTATATCACCTAGTATTGCTGTAAATGATCATATTATGGTGGTCTTTAGTGATGGATTAAAGCAAAAATTCTTATTTAAGAGCACTACATTTACCTCTATTGCTGGTGAATGTTGGTTATCTAGTGATACATCGTTAGATTTCATTGTAGATGCACAAGCAACGAGTCCTGTTAGTGGCACGTATGAGTATTTTGATCAAAGAAATGGCAGAGGTGCTACTCCTTTAGGTCAAATTGGAATTTCTGGTAATGGAGTTGCTATTTTTAACCCTTCTGCTGGTGCTGGACTCAATCCTCCATCAGGATTTAGTTGGGTTGCTGCTGGAGATCTACCTTTTGTCAATTCTGGAGAGGATTCTTGTGGTGGACACCCAGAGCAAAACGGAATTTACCACTATCATGACCCACATTTCCTAGATTGTTGGAGAGCAGGGTCTGCAATGGCATCATATAACGATTATTATGGTGGTACTCAGTTTAATGGAGACAATATTCGTCATCCAGATGGTCATTCTAAGTTAATTGGCATAGCATTTGATGGATTTCCAATATACGGACCTTATGGATATGACACACCATTCAATAACTTGAGTGGCACTAGGACAATGAGGACTAGTTATGCTGTGAGAGACACAGAGGCACCTGGAAGACCTGATTATGGGTCAACTTCTGATAATCCTCCTGCTGGTACTCTTATGGAGGACTATGAGTATGTTGAAGGGACTGGTGATCTAGACATTCACAATGGAAGATTTGCTATTACGCCTGAATATCAAGATGGCACGTATGCATACTTCCTAACAGTAGATGAAACTAATGTAGATAATACTAAGTTTCCATATATTATTGGTAATACAACTAGAGAAATTATTGACACCACGTTCACAGTAGAAACACCTGCTGCTGGTGGTGGAGGTGGTGCAGGTGACGGTCCTCTACCAGTATTGTCATTCGTAGCACAACCACAGAATGTTACTGTGAATGCTGGTGAGACTGCTACCTTCACAGTCCAAAAATTTGTCAGTCCAGAAGATGGACCTGTTGCATTCCAGTGGTATAGATCTACTGATGGTGGATTTGCTTTTGCTGCTGTAACTGGAGCAACTACTGACACCTATGCAGTTACTGCATTGTCGTATATGACTGGGTATAGGTATCGTTGTAGGATCGCTGGTCCTATAGGAGCACCAGCAGCCGCAACAAACTCACCATTGGATTCACAATCAGCAACACTTACTGTTACTGGTGGAGGTAGCAGTGGTAGCACAGATAATAGATTCGATAGTACCTCATCTACTATGGACTCTACAACACAAACTTATGATGGCACCTAAATAACACTGTAAAGACTACTATCATGGCAAAGCAAACCCTAGCAATTGGATCGTCGGCAAACGATGGGACTGGTGACAGTCTAAGAGATGGTGCTATAAAATTAAATAGCGTCATAGATGAGTTGTATACCAACCTTGGTAACGATACTACATTACAAATTAATGTTGGCACTCCTGCTGCTGACCAGATTCTAAAATGGAATGGTGCTCAGTTTGCTGAGGGAGATTTCAGTAAGTTTACTGGAGATATAGATGTCAATGGTAATAAAATTATATCAGCATCAAATGGTGACATAACTGTCCAACCAAATGGCACAGGAGATATTAAATTCTGGGGTGGTGGCACAGGATCTGCTTTAACATACATTGACGGTGCTGATGGTAAGTTAAAGTATAGCAATTCCGTTGCTACTACTGGTGATCTTCCAGATTCTGGTACACATGATGGTATGTTTGCTCTTGTAGTTGCTGATAACACAGCAAGAGTTGCAACCAGTGGTGGTTGGAAGAAGATTATAGGCGAAGATCATAGTCTTGGTGATCTTGGCGACGTAGATATGACAGTCGGAGGTGGTCCTTCTACTGGTCAAGGTATTAAGTGGAATGCTGCTACTAGTAAGTGGGAGCCAGGAAACTTTGATGGTGGTGGAGGCGGTGGTGGCACCACTCAAAACTTATTTGAGGGAATTACTGCCGATACTGGATCTACAACTGCATCTGCTCCTACAGATGTATTAACAGTTGCTGGTGGTACTAATATAACTACGGCAATTGCTGGAGACACCTTAACAATTAATATGTCTGGGACATTAGGAGATGCAAACCAGAATGCTTATGGAGTAATTGGGAGTGACTCAGGAAACAAAACCGCAGGTACTACAACTGCTACTATTAACATCCTTGGTGGGACTGGTGTTAGTACTGCTATCAGTGGAGATAATCTCACGATTACAAATGACTCTCCTAATATAGCTCAAGAAGTATATGAAACTATTACAGGTGACTCTGGCACAACAACAGCACAGTTAGCAACATCATCATTAGCAGTCAGTGGTGGTAATGGTATTACAACTGCTGTTACATCAAACACTGTAACTATAACTGCTGAGGTTGCTCTTAGTGGAGCTGCTTCATCAAATGATAATATAATCTTCAATAACAATGGGACATGGGATCCTGTTACATCTCCTACAATAGGATTTAATGTAACTTCTAATGGTAGTGCTGCATATAGATTTGCTGGTGGTGGTGTAGATGCTTCTACAGATGACCCAACAATCTATGTGTATAGAGGATTTACATATAGATTTAATAACGTAACTGGAGCAGGTCACCCATTTGCTCTAAGACAGACATCAGGTGGATCAGCAGTAACAGAAGGTGTAAGTGGATCTGTAAATGGAGTCCAATATTGGACAGTCCCAATGGATTTATCTCCTGGCACAACATATGTTTATCAGTGCACAGCTCATCCAGCAATGGTTGGAAACTTAACGGTAGTCTAATATGACAAGAACAGTCCCTGGTAGCGGTGCATCAATAGTCCCAGTATTCAATAGTATATTTGGGGTAAGGGATGTTTTTGTGCAGAATGGTGGTAGTGGATACGACCCTGCTGATCCTCCTAGGTTAAGGATTGATAACTGTGGCACTCCTATTAGGGATGCTGTGTTAAGAGCAGTTATTGAAGGTGATGCTGGTGAGATTACTGCTGTGGAAGTATTAGATCCTGGTGAAGGATATGATCCTTTACGTCTTCAGATTACTGATGCTGGTGGAGATGGATCTGCTAGAGGTAATATATTCCTTAAAGAAGATGGTGCATTAGATTTTATCCAGATGACTGTACCAGGTGATCAATACTTTGATGCCGAAGCTGAGATTGTAGGTGGTGGTGGATCAGGATCTGAATTGGTGCCCGTCACAGGTTTAATTACTGGTCTTGCTATAGAGCAACAAGGTAGAAACTATACAGAGGAAGACGTAAATATCATCATCAGTGGAGGTGGTGGCCAAGGTGGTACTGGTGTTGCTAATGTCAACCAGTTTGGTGAAGTCTCCAGTGTTACGTTAACCAATCAGGGTGAATTCTTTGAGACTCCACCTCTTATACAAATTATTAAGGGTGGTGGATCAGGTGCATCTGCTGAGGCATTTATAAATCTAGGTCAGATCACTAATATAGATCTAGTCAGAGGTGGTGGTGGATATACTACTCCTCCAGAGATTATCTTTACTAGAGATACTGATCTAATTCGTGAAGCAAGAAATAGACAGTCTCTAAACTCAACTGTATATAATTTAACTGGTCTGACAAGTAATGTATCATCATCTACTGGTACTATACAGGTACAGACAACTGATCCCTATCCTGGTTCAGGTAAGATATTACTTGGTAGAGAGATAGTTAGATATACAGGTAAGACTGCTATATCAAATGGTGATGATTATGATGCTTTTACTGGTTGTGATAGAGGTTTAAACTTCCGTTTTGATCAGAAAGTTATCTTAGATAACTTACAAGATGATCCAAATACAGGGTTGACTGCATATAGTTTCCAAGTAACAGATAAGGTTAGAAGAGTAATTGAATCTTCAAATAACCGAGTTGCCATAGTCTATGACTGGGATCCTGCTGAAAGAGCATTATACTTAACCTTTGAGGTTGATGAGTTAGCATTTATTGATGGTGGTAGATCTAATGAGAAGTCTAAGATCGTAGCATTTGTGGCAGGTACTGCTGGTGCGTCAGGCACAGGTGTTGAGCCACACGTATTATTAGAATCTGAGGGAGATGATATTGTAACTTTCACTGATCCTTTAGGTGCTATCCTCAACAGAAAGTTTGAAGATGATGATGAATTAGATGGTGTTGGTGATGGTATTATTGACTTGGTTAACACTGGTACTGAGTTTGAAAACCAAGTTAATCTAGATGGTGGTATATCCTCGTCTAAATATGGTATAGAGGAAACTCTTGGTGGGCAGAATACCACGCTATTCCAAGCTGGTAATCAGATATATGATGGTAATGCAACTCCTTTAGTTGCTACTATACAATCTGCTGGTGCATTGGGTGACGGAGATACCCACACATCTACTGCTACTATAATATTCGAGTATATCAATGGTACCTTTACTGCCACTGAGAATATACAGGGTGGCACATCTAGTATGACTGGGACTAATACATCTCTTGTAGCAGGTCCATTGATAGGCACCAATGAAAATCTCCACACATTAGAAATTAAAGATTTGACTTCACCTAATGGTACCACTTATCTGTGGACTGATGGGGAGACAATAACGGGACAGACTTCAGGTGCAACGGCCAAGATATTCTCTATTGAATATTCAACAGCCGTCAGAAATGAGGATGAATAACCCACATAAATAAAATTAAGGCAATCATTGTACAATGGCGTTACTTACCGACCAATTTAGAATCTTTACTGCCGAAAGGTTTAGGAAAGCACTTGAAGGACCAGATCCTACGCAGTCTGACCTGTTGGCAGGTAGTGCTAGGGATCGTCTTTATGTGTTCATAGGCAGACCACAACCGTGGGATAACGAGAATGCACCTCCAGACCCAGTAGACTCATTCCAAGAAT